TATTATTACATCGCAAGAAAGAATCAAATACATTATATACCATTAATGCTTTAAATACTTTAATTAAAACATTGAATAATGGTTACGCTGATCCTAATTATAAAGTTGAGTGGAACGATTACAAGAATACCATTTTATTAACAAATGGTCCTGATCTTCGTAAGTTGGAAACAACTATCTATAAGATTATAAATCTCTAAGTTTGGCCTTTGGCTTAACTTATCTTATATTTAATTCTAAAATAATAAACAGTTATGGATTTAGCACAAATCAAGCAACGTATGCAATCGTTGCAAAACAAAGGTAAAGGCGGCGGAAACAAAGATGACCGTGCCAAGAATTTCTGGGTTCCACCAGTTGGTAAATCAGTGATTCGTATTGTTCCATCTAAATTCAACAAGGCAAATCCGTTCAAAGAAGTAATGTTCCATTATGGTATTGGAAACAAAACCATGTTGTCATTAACTAACTTTGGAGAAAAAGATCCAATTGTTGAGTTTGCACAGCAACTTCGTAAAACTAGTGACAAAGAAAATTGGTCATTAGCTAAGAAGATTGAACCTAAAATGAGGGTGTTTGTACCTGTTATTGTCCGTGGTGAAGAAGACAAAGGTGTTCGCATGTGGCAGTTTGGTAAAGAAATGTATCTCGAATTGTTAGGTATTGCTGAAGATGAGGATATCGGAGACTACACCGACATTATGGAAGGTAGAGATTTAACAGTTGATACAGTTGGTCCTGAAGTTACAGGTACTAAGTTCAACAAATCATCTATTCGTATTAAACCGAAAACTAGCCCATTGACTGAAGACAATGAAGTTATTAAGAAATGGATTAGTGAACAGCCTGATGTTTTATCACTCTATAAAAAGTATGAGTTTGATGAAATGAAGACTATGTTAATGGAATGGTTAGAACCATCTGAGGACAATGGTGAAGAAACAACTGAAGAAGTTACTGAAACACCAGTACAAGAAGCTCCTAAGGCTAACTATACCCTTAACACTAAGAAAAAAGGGTTTGATGAAGATGAATTTGATGAACTATTTAACAAGTAATTAAAATGGCTAAATCTGCTAAAAGTGTAAATGCAAGTGTATCACAAGCAATTAAGGGTACATTTGATCTTGATAAGTTCAAGAAAACTAAAAAGCTAGACCAATCGTCTAACTTTAAAACCCAAAAGTGGATTCCATTTTCACCAGCTGTACAAGACGCTCTCTCAATACCAGGCGTGCCTATGGGACATATTACCATAGCTAGAGGCGGCTCGGATACAGGTAAAACAACATTAATGATTGAAACAGCGGTGAATGCTCAGAAAATGGGCATTCTACCGGTGTTTATCATTACTGAGATGAAATGGGATTTCGCTCATGCTCAAAAAATGGGCTTTCAATGTGAAGCTGAAGCTGATGAAGCTACAGGTGAAGTAATAAATTACAAAGGTTTTTTTCTATATGTTGATAGATCAACTCTTAATTCAATTGAGGATGTAGCAGCATTTATGGCTGACATTTTAGATGAACAAAAGAAAGGTAACTTACCTCATGATTTATTATTCTTATGGGATTCAGTAGGTTCTATACCATGTGATATGAGTATTGAACAAGGTAAAAACAATCCAATGTGGAACGCTGGAGCAATGGCTACACAGTTTGGTAATTTTATCAATCAGAAAATCCCACTATCACGTAAAGAATCATATCAGTTTACTAACACATTCTTTGTAATTAATAAAACAGGTGTTCAACCAGCTTTAACTCCTATGAGTCAACCTCGTATGACTAATAAAGGTGGTAATACAATGTATTGGGACGCCTCAATTGTAATTACATTTGGTAATGTTACAAATAGTGGTACAAGTAAGATTCACGCTCAACATAAGGGTAAGAAAGTAGAATTTGCTAAACGTACTAAGATCGCTATCGATAAAATTCATGCTGATTGTGGAATTGCTACCACATCAACAGTAATTGTTACACCTCATGGATTCATTCCAGATGACAAAGATGATGAGAAAGCTTATAAAGCAGCTCATGCTCATGAATGGTTTGGTGAGGGAGTAAAAATTGATGAGATAAAGGTTACTGAGGATAATAGTGAGTGGGAAGAAAGTAGTAAGATATCTCCAATGATTGAAATCGATAATGACGATGAACAAGACGTTTAAAGATATACTGTCCAATATTAAGAATACTAAGCAAGAAGCCTTGTATTTAAACAGTAAGGTACTCTTAGTAGACTCAATGAATACCTTTTTAAGAAGTTTTGCCATGATCAATCATATGAATCCAAGTGGAGCCCACATCGGTGGGCTCACTGGGTTCTTAAAATCGATTGGTTTTGCAATTCGTCATATTAAGCCTACAAGAGTTATTTTAGTATTTGATGGCAATGGTAGCACTACTAATAAAAAGAATCTATACCCAGAATATAAAGCACATAGAAAACTACAACGTATAACTAATTGGGATGGTTTCGATGGTAAAGAAGATGAATCAGCCTCTATTGAAAATCAAATGTTACGTTTAGTAGAGTATTTAAAGTGTTTACCTGTTGATTTATTATCTATTGATAAAGTAGAAGCTGATGATGTTATAGGTTATATAACAAATAAATTAGATGGTGAAGTACATATAATGTCTGCTGACCAAGATTTTCTACAATTAGTAAATGATAAAGTAACAGTGTACTCACCTATTAAGAAGAAATTCTATACACCTAAATTAGTAAAGGAAGAGTATGGTTTATATCCTCAAAACTTTATTAATAAAAAAATATTAATGGGTGATGATTCAGATAATATACCTGGTGTTAAAGGATTAGGACCTAAAAAACTATTTAAATTATTCCCAGAATTAGAGGCTAATTTTGCAGTCACATTAGATAGTATATTTACTAAGTCTGAAGAGTTAGTTAACGAACATGGATTATATGGTGATATAGTTAACTTTAAAAAACAACTACTTATCAATCAACAACTAATGGATTTGTCTGATCCTGACTTACCAGAAGACAGTTTAGAAGAAATAGAACAAGTATTAACAAATGAACCTAATAGATTAGATAAGTTACATTTCATAAAGTTTTACAATGAAGACAGATTAGGTAATTCAATCCCTAACGTAGAGATTTGGCTTAACGAAATTTTTTCTTATCTTCAGGTATATAAATTAAAATAGTTATGGTTGCTTTTAGCAAATTAAATCAGTATGGTTTGAATTTTCAAACCAAGGTTATTAGCTCGCTTTTAAAGAATAAAAAATTCTTACTTAATATTCGTGATGTTGCTACACCAGAATATTTTGATAACCAAGCACACCAATGGTTAGTAGAAACAATTATTAAGTATTTTGATAAATGGCATGCTACTCCTACATTAGACACTTTACATATTGAGGTAAAGAAAATAGATAATGAAGTATTAAAAACATCAGTAGTAGAACAATTAAAAGAAGCATATAAAGCAACAAATGAAGATGCTGAATATGTTGAAGCTGAATTTAGTAATTTTTGTAAAAACCAACAACTAAAGAAAGCATTATTAACATCTGTAGATTTACTACAATCTGGAATGTATGATGATATTAGACATTTAATTGATTCAGCGTTAAAAGCAGGTATGGATAAGAATTTAGGCCATGAATATGAAAAAGATGTTGAAGACAGATATCGTGAAGAATATAGAAATCCAGTTGCCACACCTTGGCCTGGTATTAATCAGTTACTACAAGGTGGACTAGGTGGAGGAGATTTTGGACTAATATTTGGAGGTCCTGGTGGTGGTAAGAGTTGGTCATTAATTGCTTTAGGAGCAGCAGCTGTACAAGCTGGATTTAATGTTAATCACTATACACTTGAGTTAAGTGAAGCATATGTTGGTAAACGATATGATGCTTGTTTTACTAACATATCAGTAAATAACATTCAAAACCATAGAACAGACGTTGAAAAAACAGTATCTAATTTATCTGGTAAATTGGTTATTAAAGAATATCCAACAGGTAAAGCAACTATAAGTACTATTGAAGCACATATTCAAAAATGTAAGGATTTAGATCAAATGCCTGATTTAGTTATTATTGACTATGTCGACTTATTACGTGCTAATAGAACAAGTAAAGAACGTAAAGAGGAAATTGATGATGTTTATGTTGCTACTAAAGGTTTAGCACGTGAATTAAATGTTCCAATTTGGTCTGTGAGTCAGGTTAATCGAGCAGGCGCTAATGATAATATTATTGAAGGTGATAAAGCAGCTGGTTCATATAATAAAATGATGATTACAGATTTTGCAATGTCAATTTCACGTCGACGTCAAGATAAAGCAGGTGGTACAGGTAGATTCCATATTATGAAAAATCGATATGGTATGGATGGTGTTACTTATTCAGCTGTCATAGACACATCAACAGGTCATATACAAATTGACACTGATGAATTAGATGAAGAAACACTTGAAAGAGAACGCCCAGTTAAACTAAATGAAAATTTTGACTCTGTAGATAGAGATATACTTAAAAAGAAATTTTTTGAACTTAATAACCAATAGTTAGTTTAATATATTTATACCTATATGAGTAAGGTTGTATTAGTATCATGTTCCGCTGGTAAAGAAAGTCAAGCAGCTCCTGCTGAAGAGCTTTACAATTCCGATTTGTTTAAAAAACAATTGGAATACGCCAAAAAACTAACTAGCCCAAATGATATATACATCATCTCCGCTAAGTATCATTTAGTACCTTTACGTGCTAAAATTGAACCATACAATAAGACATTAAAAGAAATGCCAGCCCCAGAACGTGAGAAATGGGCTGAAGTTGTTTTAAAACAATTACAACAAAAAGGTTATAACCTTGATAAAGATAAGTTTGTTATCTTAGCAGGAAATGCTTATCGTCAATATTTAGAACCCCATATGAAGAATGTTGAAGTTCCATTTAACGGTCTTCGTATAGGACAACAAAAGAAAGCGTTGTTACAAAAACTTAAAGAAGCTATCATTAAGTTAACAACCAAAATAATTAAGGAAGTTAAAAAACTTTATAAAAATGGTATACTCTAAAAAGCAAATAGAGGAGTTAATGATTCAATATCTTCAAGACAATGAAGATTTTGGTGACACATCTGAATCAGAATTAATTAATGAAGTGTTTAATGGTTTTAAACCTTTGCTTTTAGAAAATACTAGTGACAGGATCTCTGAGTCGCTTCTTCAAGAACATGCTTTAACACTTAAAGGTGTACCTAAAGATATTTTTGAAGATTTTGTTTTGTATCTTCAGATGACTGATTTAGACAGTCGCTTACTTTAAATTAAAAACAAAAAAGAAAAGCTGCTGAGAGGTGGCATGACAACATACACTTAACTTTTAAATTATATAATCAAAATGGACGTAACACAAGAAATTCTATCTGACATTACCACGTACATGAAGTACGCCAAATTCAGACCTGAATTAAACAGAAGAGAAACATGGGAAGAATTAGTAGACAGAAACAAGGAAATGCATATTAAAAAATTTCCTAAATTAAAAAATGAAATTGAAGAAGCTTACAAGTTTGTATATGATAAAAAAGTACTTCCGTCAATGCGCTCTATGCAATTTGCAGGTAAGCCCGTTGACATCAATAATGCTCGTATATTTAATTGCTCTTATTTGCCTATTGATGACATCGCTTCATTCAGCGAAATAATGTTTTTACTTCTTTCTGGTTGTGGAGTAGGATATAGTGTTCAAAAACATCATATTGAAAAATTACCTGTTGTAAGAAAACCATTAAAATCAAAGCGTTACCTTGTAGGTGAT